CGTAGCCTTCAATGTCAGGTAAGACTCCTTGGCTATTGTCATTATACATGGAATCGCCGGGTAAATCAACTAGGCCGCCCTCTTGAAAACCAAAGGCGCGGCTAATAGACCTAATGGGGTTGCTAATCGCTCTGCCAATCGCACCTATTGGATCGCCGCCAATCGCCCGCTTGCCTGTCCAGCTAATGGCTTTGTCTACACTCTTTGCAGCCCCGGCCACCGCGTCATTGATGGGGCTTTTGTAGCCAAGGGCGTCAGAAAGGAAGGAGTCAAGAACAATGGTAGCCGCAATAGCCTGACCAACACCCGGCATTGCAGCAAGAGTCGCAACGACATAAGCTTTGGCAGCTTCAGCAGCAGCGGTGCCTACGCTGTCGCCCTGTGCCAAAGAAACTAGGGCAGCACCGACTGGCCCCGCAAGGTCCCCCGCCACACCGCCATAAGCCTCGACGGCAGCATCGCCACCAACAGCTTGTAAGATTGCCTTGGCACCTTCTTTACTGATGTTTTGGGCAACCACATTAGCTAGGCCGCTATCAACAACCTTGGAAAGTACGCGGTTTACTGTGTCAGGGGATGGCGGATTGCTTGGATTAGTAAGTGCTTGCAGGGCATTAGAGCCTGATTGCAGGGCCTGCTCGCGCGCGTAGTCCGGGTTCTTAAGAATTTCGTCGACGTTGTAATTCTTAAGGGTATTGTCAAGAGATGTGTATCTTGCCTGAAGATCATTAATTACTTCTTGGGGAATTGGCGGCGAACTTTGACGTTTAAATTTATCAACCTTATGCATTCCTACTACGCGCGTCGCTTCGTCAAGTGCATTCTTGATTTCGTCGCGTTGCTTTATTGCGTTTGCAATATCAGATTGAAATTTGGTTGTTGCTTGATTTACAACGGGGGCCGTCTTAGTTTGAATATCAGCTATACGTCGGCGCTCAGCTTCTGCGGCAGCGGCTTGACGATCTGCTTCGGCTTGGGCTGCTGCACGACGTTCAGCTTCGGCTTGAGCGGCAGCTTGACGCTGTGCTTCTTCAGCCGCAAGTTGACGTTGGCGCTCTGCTTCACGCGCAGCTTCCGCCTGACGTGATTGCTCTTCAGCAATGCGACGTTGTTCTTCTTGACGTTTAGCTTCTTCGGCAGCTTGACGTTGTTCTTCCGCGATGCGTTGCTGCTCAGCAAGTTTGCGGGCCTGCTCTGCCTCTGCCTGTAGTCTAGCTTGTTCGGCAGCCACGCGGGCTTGTTCATCAGCTACACGCTTACGTTCAGCTTCTGCGGAAGCCTTAGCGTAAGCAGCGGCTCCTTCTGCGGCATTTTGGGCTGCCGGGCCATACTTAAAAAAATCGTCGAGGCCACCCCCAAGAGCCTCATCAGTTAGGGAGTCGTCAAAGTCGAAACGATCAGATTGATCTTGTGAACTGCTCGAGGAGCCATCGCCCTGAATTTGGTATTGGCTTTGGCTAAGCTGATTGACGTTGGTGTTGGTAGGCGTGAAGACATTGGAAATGTTAATATCTTGAGCCTCGGCTTCCAGTCTGTCGAGATAGTCTTGGTAGGCGCCCGACCAGTCCATGCCAAGCAGACCGCTTAGAAGCGAGGCGTCTAGGTTGCCGCTGTCATACTCAGGGAAGGGCTGCTGATAGACAATCTTGTTGGGATCGGGGCCGGGCGCGGCTCCCGCACCAGATGGCGTGTAGGCACTACCAGTGGGAGATACGCCTTGGAAGCTCCGGGTAAAGCGCAGATCAGTCAGGCCAGGAGTATATTGTGGGCGGTTCTGGCTACCCGGATAGAGTTGGGCAAGCTGGGCAGCCGACCCAATAAATTGACCTAAATCAAAAGTGGGCGAGCTTTCGGCGGGTAGTGCATCGAGGCCCCCCATGGTTCTAAAGGTATCGCCGCCCGGTTCGACGTTTAGATCGGGATTAAAAAAGTTCTCATCACCAATAGAGTCGATACCGCCCGGTTTCGTTTCAGGGGGTAAGTAGCGAATCATGCCGCCGCCGCTCTCCGGTCCCATGTTAACAGGCCCAGCGGGAGGCGCACCTCCGCTACCCGGTCCCATGTCAGAGTAGATGATGTCTCCGCCTGGAAGTATCATGGGCTGTTCGCGATAAGTAGGAGTTCCTGGCACACCCACAGAAATACCTCCCATGGTGGCGTATTCATCGCCTCCAGGCTTTATTTTTAGATCGGGATTGAAGAAGGTTTCTGACATTTAGGTGCCTCTCGATGACATTATACCATGGATTTCATTGAAAATAAACCCTACTTCACGTCAACGAAGTTGCTGGAATTAAGGGCTTGCAGCAGCTTGCCAACCACGTTGGTGAGGACAGTGACGGAGGGGCTGTTCATGTCAAGGGTGGTGGGCGCGCTGACAGTGCCCTGAATTATGAACTCGGGGCGGGTGCGGCGGCCCTGGTCAAAAAGGTCGCTTTGCTGTAGCACAGTTGTCAGTGCGTTCCAGGCAGCCTTGGAGGATTCGTCCCACTCATAGGGGGCCGCCGGAAGGGTGCGCGAGGAGATACGCCGGGTCATCGTAGGCCGTCCGGTTCGATAGCCATGCGGAATTTCCCCATACGCCACGGCATATTTGACGAAGTCGAGGATTGGATTTGAATGGCAAACTCCCGTCCGCGAAGGCGCGTCGATACTTTCTGGGTGGTGCCCGTCACGGCGAAGGGGCCTTTGGTTGTGACCGTGCCGCCCGGATATTTGCGCGCTTGCAACGAGATATTGAGGGTGCCGCTGTAGGGTGTGTTGTCGGAAATGTTGCTGAAGTCGGGCGCAAATTTGTTGGCGAACATGATGGTGTTGCCGTCGTTCGTATCGAAGTAGGCGCTTTCAAGAGTGGCCGCCAAGGCCGACGTGTCTGCCGTATAGCCGTATTCTTGATAGTAAAGGTCAGAAGGTACGGTGCCGAGGGCTAACGGATAGTTGAAAGTGCCGCCGTCTTCCCATACCGTGCGGGCCATGGTGCCAATAGACCAGTGCCGCTCGGAGGTGTTGTAAATTACGTAGCGGTCATTCTCGCCGTCGGGTGAATTTATGGACGGATAGAACCACATGATTTCGTCGAACGTGGAATTGACTGCTGCGTAGATTTTGTCTATGTTGTTTTGATCTAGGTTGTCATAGACGAAGCGCAGCACCGTGCAGGGAAGTGGCTGGACGCGACCATTGTATTGGTAGAACTGACCGTTGTTTGACATCCAATAGAGGGTGCCCCGGTATTCGATGGCCGCGTTGCGGGCAATCACGCCACATTGTTCGCCTGCCGCAACGAAACCGAAGACGTCATTGCCGCCAATGTAGGATTGGATGTAGAGGTCCGAGTCAGTCAGGATCGCGGTCTTATCGCTGACGCGGTTGACCGCAAGGATTTCGGAGCCACGGCTTGGCAGTGGGTAGTCGCCTGCGTTGTTGATGCCTGAAGGCGTCCAGTCTGTGAAGTCTTCTTGGCTGCACCACCGGATCAAAAGCGGATCGTAGCTGCCGCTAACGTCGTGGGTTCCGTAGAGTAGGACGTGACGGGCTTCCGAAGCCACGCGCACAATCTGGTTGACTGAGGGGGCCGCCGTAACGATGGTCATTGGTGATACGATGCCCGCGCTGGTATTCCAGTACATGAGCGGACCCTTGGATGGAACTACCAAAAGATCAGTACCCCACAAATCGGCGGACCATGTGCGGAGGGGCGAGTTTACGGTACCGCCGCTTCCATTCCAGCCAAAGTTACCGCCCCACACGCCCGTTCCCCAGCCCACTAATTGGGTGGTATTTTGGGTGCCAGCGTTGTAACAGAAGCCGATGGTGATGTTGCCGCCAGTAGCAATCGAAGTTGCCGCCGCTGTGGTGCCCGTGTCGATGGCGAAACTGTTGATGTCTATGACGCTTACATCAAACATGGCAGACACAGATGATATTGTGTTGACTTGGACGTTGCCACCAATGGTTGCAGCCGCCGAAACAATTTCAACTAGGGTGCCGTCGGTTAGGCCATGCGAAGATACGGATACGATTACGTTTGTCGAGCCTGCCGTCGTCGACAGAATATTGGAAGTGGCAAGAGTTGACACGCGCGGAGTAATGTTGTAGAAGGTAGAAAGCTCGCTGGAGAAGGCGCCTTGGTGTGTGGCAATAAACGCGGCTGCTTGTCCGAGGCGATTGCGTAACGTGTCTAGAAGGCGGGGAACTCCCACGATTTTGTCGTTCTGTGAAGGGTCGATAAGACGCTGCCAACCGCCCATGAGTTCGGGACGCCCGAAGCGGAAGCGAATTTTGTCAGCGTCAATCCAGTGGCCAGAGGCGTCCAGTTCGGTGTTTTCTTTAATGACACCGACTTTGAAATTTAGTTCCGAGAGGCGCTGGTCTTGGAGCGTTGCCGACATGGTTACTCGATGATACGAATGTTCAAGGCGTTGACGGCGCTGACTAGAGCAGACACGGCGTTAAGTTGTACTTGCAGGGAGGAGGTCTGAGCCGATACGCTACTGACCCGGACTTCCAAGGCAGACACCACGTTGTTGGCAGACGTCAAGGCGGCGGAGACTGCGTTCACTTGGACCTGAAGGGTAGAGACGTTGGCTGTCAAGCCGCCGATAAGACCGACGCAAGTAGCGGAAGTGCAAATGATAATTTCATTGCCGCTTGGTGGGAGGGTCGCGCCCGTTCCGGCGTTCTTGACGATGATGTCGAAAGAGCCAGTGGTTTGGCGAACGATTGCGTAGGTTTTGGGTGAGGAGGGCACGATGATATTGGCGTTACCAGTCAGGGTGCCTTGGACTAGGAGGATGCCTGCGCGGGCTTGGTCGGTTGCCGCGTTGGCAGTCGAAAGGGTCGTGTCGCCAGAAGAGACGCTGACAATAGCTGTGCCTGCGATTGCGGTGGCAATCAGGTCTAGGTTGTTGTTGGTCTTGGTGCCCCAGGTGGTGGCGTTTTCGCCAGTCGCCTGAAGCTCAAGCCTTAAGAGTGGATCGTATGTAGAGGGCATTACTTGCGCTCCTGAAGGATTCGTGTTACTTTATCGTCGATACTATTTAACACAATTGTTAGCTTATTTTCAAGATCGCTCACTACCTCGCGCGTTGCAAAGTCCTTGTTGACCTGAGCTACATGCTGATGGTGCTGGTCGTGTAGCTTTTCAATTCGCTGTTCCATGGTCTTCAATTCCTTGTGCAAATAGGCAGCGTACGCTAGAGCTAACGGCAACAGAACATCTGAAATGAATTTCCACATAGCAGAAAGTTCCATGGCTTTATTCCGGCGAACTCATGGACGGATTCCATTGAACGGGCGTCACGAGTATGTAATTGTTGTCTTCGGTCAGCAAGAACCCCATATCTTCTTTGGCGAGGTACGCATCTAGATTTTGTAGCGGGCGCCCATCAGGAACCTTCTTGGATTCTAGACGGGGCCGGGGCGGCTTGTTCTGCGGGTGGCGCTTAAGATCGTAGGCGCCGTCGAAGCAGGACGAACACACCACCAGTTTGGTGGACTCGCGGCGCATCTGCCGCCTGTAGTACTTTTGTCCGCACCTATCACAAAGCGACCATACATCCATACGCATGATCAGGAACCATAGTTGGTTTGGTCTGGCCGGGCGTCGGGAACTGGCTTAAGTTCGCGCCGGGGTTTAGCCGAGTAGTTCTGCGGGTGACTTTTCCTGTCGAAGCGTCCGTCGTAGCAAGCCATACAGACAACGAAGTTGGTGGTTTCTTTGCGAAGGTCCCGGCGTTTGTAGTCGAATCCGCATCGGTCACAGACCGACCACATATCTAGGACTGACATTAGGGCTGCCCTGCCAGCGTGTTTTCTGGTGAGCCTAGGTTGCGATTGGAAGAGTCGGAACGCCGGGCGCGGGTGTATTCGATGTTCAGGACCGCCAGTTCTTCGTCGGCCAGCCCCTTCCAGATTTGGACGGCGTTTGCGTTCTTGGTCCAGGCATTGGCGTACATCATCGCGGCTGCGAAGAAAGCCGAGTCCGCCCGCTCCGAGAAGTAATTGGTTGGGTTAGCGGAGCTAAGGATAGTAACCTGTGGAATGTATTCGATAAGGGCCGTGGTGTCGGCCGGGGGTGTCGGCGCTAAGAAGATGGTGGCGTTGTCCTTGGGCGCATAGTATTTGGTGGGCGCGCAAGAAGTATAGTCCGGCCAGTAGGCTGTGAGGAATTCGTTGTTCTGCTCAAGCAGATTAGTCCAGCCACCCGTCGCACACACTTGAATTGATTTCAGGACTAGCAGGTCGGCGGGCAGCGACAGGGTACGAGTGGAGGCGCTGACCGATACTTCGGTAAAGCGAAACGTATTGATGGGGTCAAGGCGGCGTTGGAGGTAGCTTTGGGCGCGCTCGACAATCGCGGGCAGGGCAGAGACGAACTCAGCCGAGTCCTCTTCCATGTTGGCTTGAATGTCGGCTATCAGTGTGCTGTAGGTGTAGCCCATTACCGCCTCCCGATCCTAACCAAGAAGGGGCCGCGCTCGCGGTCTTCACGCATTGCTTCTTTCAGTTGGGCTTCGTACTCGGCCTTCAAAAGGACAAGGCGGTTCTGGTCCACGCGGGTGCCGCGCCGCAAGCCGATCCAGTAGGCAAGGCCATAGGTGACGGCGGGAAGGAAGCGCCGGGGCACGTCAATGTTATCGAAGGCGCGCAGTGTGTCTTCGGTATTCTTTTGGATTGTCAGTACGATGGTGTAGGATTGGTCGGGCAACGGCCACAAGTTCAGGATGTTGGAAGTGCGGCGCCGATCCCACCAGTAACGAGTGGGGCGCCCGGTCTGGGATTTGGTGGGGATTTCCGCCCAGCGTTCGTAGCCGTCGCGGTCCATCAGAATGTCAGTGGTGCTGGTACGGGTGCTGGCAGAAAGCACGTCGGAAATGCTAGGACCAAAAGTTACAGTGCCCTCGGAAGTTGTGACAGGCACGGTCGTGGTTTCGATTTTGTGGAGAAGGACGTTCTGGTTTTGGATGGCCGTCAACATGTAATCGAGGCCGCGCCGGGCGCTAATCAGTTCGTCAGCAAGAAGGGGACCGCCGCCTACCATGGCAGCAGCATCCTGAAGTATCTCGTCAAAGGTGGGGTCGAAGGAGGCTACGCCGCTGGTTGCCATTGGCGCGACTCCTCAGACGACTCCGTAAATAGTTACGAGCGGACCGCCACCAGCATAGGAACTGCGGACGTAGGGAACGTCGAAGATCACTTGCACAAGGGTCGTGGTAACTGCGGCAGTGACTTCAGCAAACGGAATCCACGGGCCAGTTTCGAAGGGTGCGGCTTCCAAGAAAATGGAGGGGCCTGCGGCGGCGCTCTTCTGGACCCAGAAGCACCGGGCGGGCGAACCGTCAAAGCGGTAGTCAAGGTCGATAGGGTCGCTCGTCGTAGTCGCAGATGTGCTGACTTGGAAGGGGACGACGCGGATAGTTTTAATGCCGGGCATGGAAAGCTCCTAAAGCAAGTAAGGCAGACCCCGCCAAAAGGAGGAGCCTGCCGAACTTGTTAGCCGATCACAACGTGGACAATGACGGAACCCGCCGCCACAGTCGAAGTAGCAATAGACACGATGGCCTGGACCGTGGTATCCGCCGCCAGCACAATGCTGTTAGTGGAAACTTGGGCAGCAGAACCAGCGTAATCGCGGCGACCTGCGGTGTTCACGGACGTAGCTGCGAACAGGGTAGCAGGGTTGGCCGAGGTGCCGACGGTAATCTTGGTGTCAAGGTTATCGTAGGCGGTCGTAATGTCAAGAACACATTCGTAGAAGTTAGAGCCAGCCGGAGCCACGAACAACGGGATGGTGGTCGCACCAACCGCCGTGCCTGACTTGGCAGTGTTTACTACTACGGAGTAACGGCCAGGAACGCGGGCTTGCGTCAAATCGACAACGGAACCGGAAGCGGGTTCGTGATTGGCGATGTTGACAGGGTAGCTAAAAGTAGTCATCTGATTCTCCTTAAGGATGAGGGAATGGGGGCCGAAGCCCCCAAACCATTAGGTTGAACCAGAGGAGCCGTACCACTGACGCCAGTCAGACCAGCCGAAGCTGTAACGCTCGCGGGCCTTGTAGCGCATGTTGCCCGTCAGGAAGTCCACGTCGTCCTTGGTGGCCAGCGGCGCACGTATGAACATCTTGGTACCATTCGGCTGGTCAGTGCGAATGAACCAGCCGT